AATCAAAGCGAATGGGATGGAGAAGACCGCTGGTTCGGCGCAAAAGACTCAAGAAGAAACCAATTTGGCACACAATATTGGCTTTTTTAACTAAATTCTCGGAAATAATATATATTTTAGACGAAAATATTTTCAAGGAGAATTTATGGCACGACCAAATGTATCAGTTACAATATTAGATGAATCACTGGTTGTCCCGACATCCGAAGAAGGATCACCAACCATCGGAGCTATGGTTTCGGTTCAAGGTCTTAGTTTGTTTGGTACTACCGCAGAAAAAAATCAAGGATATTATCTAGTAAATGATATTCCAGACTGGTTTTCAAGACTTCAGACATTTACACAGACAGAAAATAACTTAGGTGGCGCAAGTGGAGTTACTTTTATCGCAGGATACCTTGCATCAAATGGAGCAACTGCATGGACCGATGAATGGTATTCTGTTTATAACTTCCTCCAATACGGAGCACCTTGCTATGTCGGTTTCAATAACGCTGAAGCTGGTCTATCTGGCTTCTATAGTTTAGATGTTGATGTTATCTTCGAAGGTGTTACTTTAGGTAGAGAACAAACAAAAGCATTCTTTAATCATAGAGTTGCAAAGGAAGCACCAGCATTTGGTGTTTTCAGTCTGATTTCAACAGATAGTGTGAATTTAGATGCTACAGATCTTGGCGTTCCAACAGCACTTTCTGGTTTGAGTTCACCCGAATTTGGATGCTTTGTCTACGGTCAAAAGAATCAATTGAATGTTTCTGGTGATGGTACAACTCTTGTTAAATCAACTCTAGCTGCTGATGTAGCTGGGTGCTTATCAAGAACAGATCGTGTTTCTTATCCATGGTATTCACCAGCAGGAACAAGAAGAGGTCAAATTCTAAATGTAGTTTCGCTAACACAAAGTCTAACAGAAACTCAGCAAGATAATCTTTATGACAGTAAAGTAAATCCAGTCGCAACATTTGTTGGCGAAGGAACTATTTTATTCGGTGATAAGACATATGCTGCTTCCACTTCTTCGCTTACATCAATTAATATCGCAAGACTTGTGATTTACTTGAAGAGAGCACTCACACCACTTGCTAGAGGTATTCTATTCGAACAAAATGATGCTCTAAGCAGAAATAGATTCTCAAATGCAGCAGATTCTATTCTCAGAGATGTTCAATCACAAAGAGGAATTAGTGACTATAAGGTAATATGCGATGAATCAAATAACACAGCTTCTGTAATTGCTGCTAAAGAATTTGTCGCTGATATCTTAATTAAACCAATTCCATCAGTTAACTTTGTACGAATTACTATAACCAATAAAGATTTAAGTGACACTCTTTGAAATAACTAAGGAGTAAAAATGGCTAACGGATTATCAGATTTTAGAAACAATTTCTTTGGTGTCAGACAAAATAGATTCATGGTCAACTTTACCTTTCCATCTGGAATAGGTACGGGCCTTGATCTAGACACTGTTCAAACAATATACTGCAAAGCCACACAAGCACCTCCAAGTGCTGTTGGTCAAATTCCAGTAATGTGGCAGGGAAGACCAGTAAAATTCTCTGGTGAAAGAGTTTATGGTGACTGGGCATTGGTTATTTACGAGGCGGCAGGGAAAAAATCATCCCATAATCTCAAAGCAGCCTTTGAGAGATGGGTCAATGCAATGGATGAAAGAAACACTCACCAAATTAATTACAATGTTGTTACTAACTGGGATCTTTATTATGATGATATTCAAACGACCAGATCAGGTCAACCAGGACAGACACCAGGTAATTATAGCAAACATATTAAATTAATTAATTGCTTCCCAACTGAAATTTCACCAATTGATTTATCATACGATTCAGAAAATTCTTTCATTGAATTTACTGTAAACATGTCGTTTGATTATTGGGAACCAGTAACGGCGGCTGCTGGAGCATGACATATATAAATTATGGACTTGAATTTATTTGGCTTTTTATTTGGTAAAAAACAAAATGAACCACTACAGTCAACTGTAGAGGATCAAAAAACAACACCGTCTTTTGTTCCACCCGACGATTACGATGGAAGTGTCGTAGTCGATGCGGGTGGTTTTCTTTCGACTGTATTTGATTTTGGTGCTCAATATAGAGATGAAAATGCTCTTATTCAGCAATACAGATCGATGTCATTGTATCCAGAGGTTGACCTAGCAATAGAAGATATTGTTAATGATTCAATCGTATTTGATGATAACAAAAAATGTATTGAATTGAATTTAGATCAAGTAGCATTATCTGAAAATATTAAATCTAAGATATTAAATGAATATAAAAACATCTTAAAATTATTAAATTTTTCAAACACTGGATATGAAATTTTTAGACGTTGGTATATCGATGGTCGTTTGTATTATCATTGCATGATTGATATTAATCGACCAGAAAAAGGCATACAGGAATTAAGACCAGTAGATCCTCTTAAAATTCGAAAAGTCAGAAAAGTAGAAAGAGAAAATCAAATTATCAATGGTGTACAAACACCAATTGTAAAGAAAATTGATGAGTATTATGTTTATACTGATATAGATCCTGATGCTATCTTACCAACATCAAATATTGGTATGAAGATAGCAGTAGATTCTATTGCGTATGCTACTTCTGGTCTGGTGGATCATGCTAGCAAACGAGTAATAAGTTATCTACACAAAGCAATTCGACCCTTAAACATGCTTCGGCAAATTGAAGATGCGGTTGTTATTTACCGCATGTCAAGAGCACCAGAACGAAGAGTATTTTATGTAGATGTCGGTTCTTTACCAAAACAAAAAGCCGAACAATACATGAGAGAACTCATGAATCGTTATCGTAATCGATTGATTTACGATCAAAAAACGGGTGAAATTAAAGACGATAGAAGCCATCTTTCAATGCTTGAAGACTATTGGATTCCAAGAAAAGATGGTAATCGCAGCACAGAAATAACTACGCTTGATGGTGGTCAAAATCTTGGACAGATGGAAGACGTAGAGTATCTACAAAGAAAACTTTATAGAGCCTTGAATGTACCTATTTCTAGACTTGAAACCTCAACTGGTTTCAATATGGGTAGAACCTCAGAAATAACCAGAGATGAAGTTAAATTCTATAAGTTTATCGAAAGAATGCGCCATAAATTTGCATCTCTTTTCTTAGAATTATTGAAGAAACAGTGCATTCTAAAGGGTATTTTAACTCAGAACGATTGGGAAAAGATCTCTCAGGATATTATCTTTAATTTTAACAGAGATTCGTATTTCAACGATCTAAAAGAAAATGAAATTCTTCGGGAGAAAGTCGAGATGTTAAATATTCTCGCTAATTTCACAGGAACATTCTATTCTACAAATTATATTCGTAAAAATATCCTAAAAATGACAGATCAGGAAATGGCTCAAATAGATCAAGAAATAGAGATTGAAAGACGCAAGCAATTAGAACAACAGATGCAGGCTCAAGCAGCAATGCCACCTGAAGAACAGCAATGAAAGTTTACTTTTATGATAAGGAAACTCTAAAAAAAGAGCTTAAGAATAAATCAAATAAAGCTCTTATGGTTAGATTCAAGAGCCATACAAGCGTATCAATACCTAAAAATATATTAGAAATTATTCAAAATTTATCAAAAAATGATAGAACTTTTATGAAAAAGTTGCTTTCAAGTGAAAATAACTTTATTTTCTTCTTGACAAATTTCATAAAAAAATAAATAAAAATAACGGAGAATAAAAATGGAAAAATTAAACGAAGCAGTGGTACATTTAATTAATGAAGATGTTGTAAATGCAAAAAAAATCATAGAAAACGAACTGTATGTTCGTCTTGGTAGTCTCTTGGAAAACGAACTCAAGAATTACGCACCAACTATCTTTACAGAAAAAGAAAAATTAGCAAAGAAAGATTACGATGGTGATGGCAAAATTGAGACTGGTTCACAGGAATTTCTTGGTTCAAAAGATAAAGCCATCAAAAAATCTATGGCCATGAAAGCTGAATCTGTAGAAGACTCAGATGATGAACTTCTAGAAGAAGATGCATTTATTGAAGAACTTCAACAATTAGTTGAGTCAATCGAAGAAGATATTGGTGAAGAACTCACTGAATCTGAAATCGAAGAATTGGCCAATATTCTATTAGAAGAAAGTGGTCCAGATGAAGACGAAGAAGAAGATTTCGAAGAAGATTTTGAAGAAGAAGAGTCCGAAGAAGAAAGCCAATAAAAGGAAAAAATAATGCTTTTAATAAAAGAAAATAATGATTCAGATATTGTAATTTCTGAAGCCGTTGATAACGGTGCAAAATCATGGTTTATTGAAGGCAAAATGATTCAGTGCAATAAGCCAAATAAAAACAACCGTATGTACGTTACTGAGCATATGGATGCGGAAGTTGCACGCTATACCCAAAATTATATCAAAGAAAATAGAGCTTTAGGTGAATTAAATCACCCACCAACCGCAGATATAGATCTTTCAAGAGTTTCCCATAAAATCGTTAGACTAGAAAGAAATGGTAATGATTTTTATGGTAAAGCCAAAATATTATCATCTACACCGATGGGTAATATTGCAGAAAATCTTATCAAAGAAGGTGTTAAGTTGGGGGTTTCTACCAGAGGACTTGGTTCTTTAATTAAAATGAATGGTTTTAATCAAGTTCAACCAGACTTTAAGCTTGTTGCAGTAGATCTGGTATCAGATCCATCTGCACAGGATGCCTATGTAATGGCACTTAGAGAAGGTAAGGAATGGGTATGGGCAAATGAATTTTTGCCAGAAAGTCAAGTAAATCAACAATATAAGACTTTAAAGAAGGCTAGTAGCAGAAAATTAGAAGAAGCTGCTATAAAAATCTTTAAAGATTTTATGCGTTCTTTATAAGTGGAAAAATAATTTTTGCTAAATAATAATATAATAATTTAATGGAGAATATATGAAACAAAAGAAAGCAGTTTTCGCAGCAAATGGTACAGGAACAATGGCCGCTAATGGCGTTGAACCACAAGATGCTGGTACTGAGGTTATTCCAGACGGAACAGCACAACGAAACATGGCATCACTCAGACCAGGCGGTGGTATCGCGGGAATGTTGGCCATGAAACAAAAAGCAGGAACCGCAATGTATCCAGAACAAGATACAGAGGAAGAAGAAGAGGGTGATATGGAAGAGCAAAAGGAATCAGTATCACTTGATATTTCTGATTTCGCAAATGCACTTTTCGAAGGTGAAGAACTCAGCGAATCATTCAAGAAAAAGTGCATCGCTGTATTCGAAGCCGCCGTCAACGAAAAAGTTTCTATGATGGAACAAGCCATGCTTGAAGCATCAAAGAAAATCATCGAAGAACAAGTCGCTCAGTCTGTAGGTACAATCACAGAAGGTGTTGATAAATATCTCACCTATGTCTGTGAAGAATGGATGAACGAGAATCGTCTTGCTGCTGAACAAGGCATGAAGACAGAAATCGTTGAGAATTTCATTCATGGCCTTAAGGATCTCTTTGAGAACAGCTTCATTGATGTCCCAAATGAGAAATACAATGTTGTTGATGAATTGTTCGAAGCAAATAGCGAACTTGAATCAAAACTCAATGCTCAAATCAATGAAAATCTTGAACTCAAGAATTCACTCATTGCTCATCAATGTGCAGATGCATTCGTTCAAGAATCAGCTGGTTTAGCAGATACTGAAGTTGAAAAACTCGCTGCTCTTGCAGAAGGTATTGAATTTACTTCAGTTGATCAATACAGAGAGAAAGTAAAACTTCTTCGTGAATCATATTTCAATGGTTCAGAACAACCAGCACATCAAATAGATGAAAGCGTTTCTTCATCTACACAACAACTTGTAGAATCTGGAAGTGATATGGATTATATCGTCCGTACAATTTCAGAGCAAGTCAAGCGTTCAAATCGTAAATCGTAAAAAATAAAAAAAGTATAAATAAAAAAGTATAGGAGAAAATAAATGGACTTTAATAGCGTTACACCTTATGACACAATTTTAGAGAGATGGAATGCTGTGATTGATCACCCAGATCTTCCAGCAATCGATGACGTTTATCGTAAGAAGACTACCGCAGTTCTTCTTGAAAATCAAAGAAAAGCTCTTCGTGAGCAAGCTGGCTTCCTTTCAGAAGCCCCAACAAATTCAATGAATGCTGGTGGTTTTGCTAGCACCTCTGTTGCTGGTACTAACTCAGCACTTCAAGGCTACGATCCAATTCTAATCAGCCTTGTTCGTAGAGCAATGCCAAATGTTGTTGCATACGATGTTGCTGGCGTTCAGCCAATGACCGCACCAACTGGTCTTATCTTTGCTATGAGAGCAAGATATGATAGCCAAACAGGCCCAGAAGCCATGTATGATGAACCAATTGCTTCATTCTCTGGTGTTTCTGGTGGTACAGGAACATATCCTGGTACTACTAATGGATATACTGGTGGTTATACTTATTCAAATCCATTTGGCTCTATTGGTGGTACTGGATGGGCAAGTGGACCTCTTGCAAATAGAACAGGTCAATTTAATTTCTTCCGTGGATTCCTAACAGGACAAGCAGAAAATCTTTCAGCTTCGTCATCACAAGCAAATACAGATGGTGTTGCAACTGGATTCCGTGAAATGGCATTCAGCATTGAGCGCGTAGCTGTCGAAGCTCGTACTCGCGCACTCAAGGCAGAATACACAACTGAACTCGCACAAGATCTTAAGGCTGTCCACGGTCTTGATGCTGAATCAGAACTTGCAAATATTCTCTCAGTTGAAATTCTCAATGAAATTAACAGAGAAATTATTCGTGCAGTTTATGCATCAGCTAAAGCTGGTTCAAATCAATCAGATCTTAACAAGTCTGGAGATTATAGCTTACTTACAGACTCTGATGGTCGTTGGTCAGCAGAACGCTACCGTGGCCTCATGTATCAAATCGAACGTGAAGCTAACGTAATCGCTAAAGAAACTCGTAGAGGTAAAGGCAACTTCATTCTTTGCAGCGCAGATGTTGCTTCTGCTCTCGCAATGGGTGGATTCCTCAATCTCTCACCAGCACTCAATGTTCAAATGAATGTTGATGATACTGGTAACGTCTTCGCTGGTGTTCTCAATGGTAAATATAAGGTTTATATTGACCCATTTGTTCCAGCTGGCGTAGATTTCTTCTGCGTTGGTTATAAGGGTGCTTCACCCTACGATGCTGGTATCTTCTACTGCCCATATGTTCCTCTACAAATGGTAAGAGCAGTTGGTGAAAATACCTTCCAACCAAAGATCGGCTTCAAGACTCGCTACGGTATGGTTGCAAATCCATTCGCTGGTGGTCGTACAGCTAATGTTGGTCTTGGTGATGGTGCTAATACTTACTACCGTCTAACTCGCGTCGTTGATCTTCATGGTAATCAAGCCTAATAGATAGGTTTGGTATAAAAAAATAAAGCAAAGGGTTGGGTAAAACCAACCCTTTGTTATTTTATAAATATTGTTATGGGATTTAATAATATACCAGATTCTGTTAAGCAATATTTACCTGGAGATTTTTTGGCTACAAATCCAAATATTCCAGTAAATACTAATTTTTTAACAAATAATAAATTTATTTTTATGTTGGACAGATGTCCAACAATTGCATATTTTTGCCAAAGAGCAAATGTGCCATCTGTATCGTTAGGGGTATCAATTCAGAATACGCCAACAGCAATACAAATTCAACGACCAGGTACAACTGTTACTCTTGAAGAGTTTCAAATTGGTTTTGCGATAGATGAAGATCTTCTTAACTGGCGTGAAATTCATAACTGGATAAAATCAATAACTTATTATGGAAATAATTGTCAGATATTAAAAGAAGAACAACAAACAGCAAATGCATCTTTATTAATTCTTAATAGTTCCTATAGACCATTTCTTAAAGTTAGATTTTATGATATTTTTCCAACTTTCTTAAGTGGTATTGATTTTGATTCGACTTTACCAGATACAGATAATATAATTGCATCTGTTAATTTCGCATATTCTTATTTTGACATCGAATCTATTTAATAGTATAATTTTAAAATGAATATAAATGAACTTAAAAAAAGTGTAGAAGAAGATTTAAAAATTGATTCAACCGAATTGGGTTCAGAGGCTATACGCTCTCCACAATTACATAATAAGTATTTGTGTTTTTTACTAGATGAAAAACACAATCTTAATTTAATGGAATCAATTCTCAAGATGACAGAAAAAGATAAATGGCTCTATTACACTGGTAAAATGAGCGAAGAAGATCTTAAAAAGCATAACTGGGAACCATTCGATTTAGCTATTATCAAACAAGATGTTGATCGCTTTATAGAATCAGATAAACAATATTCTGATATGAAAATCAAAGTAGAACAACAAAGAGAAAAAGTTAATTATCTTGAAAATGTTATCAAGATCATGTCGAATCGTGGATGGAATATTAAATCTGCCATTGAGTGGGTCAAATTCACTCAAGGAATTTCATGATAGAAATAGAAAAAGTAGATGAAAGTTTTATAAAAATTAAATGCGAAGAAGATATCGCAAGAGAACTTTCATCTTTTTTCACATTTAAGGTTCCAAATCATGAATACACACCAGCCTATAGAAAAAAGAAATGGGATGGTAAGATTCGTTTATTTAATCTCGCATCAAAAACAATATATGCTGGTTTGTTAGATTATATAATAAAATTTTTTAACGAAAGAAATTATTCATATAAATTAAATTTTAATACAGATTCTATCGATAATAATTCTTTTGAAGAATGGTTTACAAAACAAAAAATATATTCTAATAAAAAAGAATTAAAACCGCATGATTATCAATTAGATGCTGTTAAGCAAGCATTAAATAAACAAAGAATATTATTACTTTCACCAACAGGTAGTGGTAAATCGTTAATAATTTATTTAATTCTACGATATCTTTTAGAAAAAGATCAGAAAAAATACCTAATAGTTGTTCCTACTACTGGTCTTGTGAATCAATTATACAATGACTTTGCTGATTATTCAAATAGAGATGTTCAATTTTTACAAAAAATTCATACTATATTTGCTGGTAGAGAAAAAATAACAAATAAAAAAATAGTAATATCAACATGGCAAAGTATATTTAAAGAACCAGAATCATTTTTCAATGAATTTGATGGTATCTTTGGGGATGAATGCCATTTATTTAAAGCAAAATCATTATCATTACTTGTTCGTAAAATGAAACAAACCAAGTATCGCATAGGAACAACAGGCACTTTAGATAATACAGAAGCACACAAACTTATCATAGAAGGACTGTTTGGTAGATCTTATGCGGTAACAACAACTAGAGAATTAATTGACGATAATATTTTATCTAAATTAAATATCAATAATATATTATTATCTTATGATGAATTCCCCAAAAAACCTTTATATGCACAAGAAATAGAATGGTTAATTTCAAACGATCTTCGAAATAATTTCATTGCTGATCTTGCATGTAAATTAAAGGGTAATGTTCTTGTACTCTACAATTTCGTTGAAAAGCACGGATTACCTTTATTTAATAAAATAAAGCAACGAAATAAAAAAGATGTTTTCCAAATTCATGGAAAAACAGATGTTGAAGAAAGAGAATTAATTCGCAATATAGTAAATAATCACACAAATAGTGTTCTTGTGGCATCTTATGGAACTTGCAGTACTGGAATTAATATCAAGAATATAAATGCTATTATCTTCGCCTCACCGTCCAAATCCGTTATTCGTGTTCTTCAATCAATAGGTAGAGGTCTAAGAAAGTCAGAAACAAAAGATAATGTAGTAGTATATGATATAAGTGATGATTTACATTTCAAATCATATAGGAACCATACCTTAAGACATATGGATGAGCGTTTGACCATATATAATAATGAGAAGTTCACATACAAAACAGTAAAAGTGAAGTTAGGAGCCAAATGAATAAAAATACAAAAATCTTCAAACTAGTTAGTGGTGAAGAAATAATTGGCAATCTTTTAAATAATGATAATGATTCTGTTCTTAAGATTGAAAATCCAATGGTTTTCAAAACAACGACCATGCTTGATACTCGCGGAGTCCCGCATGATGTGACAATATTAAAGGATTGGATGTTAAGATCAAATGAAAAAATTGCGGACTTGGCAAAAGAACAAGTATCTATTTCATTTAATCCAAACGAAAAAACTTTAGAACTTTATAATATTGAAATGTCAAAAAATAATATTTCTCCACAGGAAATATTAGATGCTGGTTCTGTAAAAGATAATTTTATGAATCCACTTGATGAAATCATGGATTCATATATGAGTAATTTAATTGATCTTGCAAAACAAGAACAACCAAGACGAAGAAAAGCAAAAAAGAAAAGAAGACAGCCAGAACCAGAACAAGATGAATTAAGTCTTGAATCTTTAATTCCAAATGAATTGAAGGAAAGACCAATGATTTATCTTTCTATGGTTATTCCACCAGAATGTATTATGAATTTAATGACTGCTGGTATTCTTGATCCAGAACAATTACTTGAAATGATCAATGAAGTAAAGAAAAAAAATAACTTTACTGGTGATGAGAAGAAGCGTGAAGACTTTGGTAATAAGTTATCTGACTGGAACCCAGATCCAAAATCAACTGATTATGGTGATCCAGAATCTTGATTAGTTATTATTACTTACTAAGTATTATTACTTTATCCCTTTCTCTCCCCACAAGGGGAATTATAAGCAGAACCTCAAAACTGTCAAGTAAAAACTTGAAATTTTGTAGAAATCTGTTATAATGAAAGAGGAGTATAAAATGGCAAAAGATATAATAGAAAAAGAATTAAAATCATTAAGACATTATGTTGATAACGAAAAATTTCTTAAATCCATGAATGAATGGAAAAAAGAAGTTAAAAAGGCCGAAAAGAAAGGTCAAAAGCGACCCCCGGTAACGAATTATATAGCAGAATGCTTTATAATGATCGCTGAACACCTTTCTCAACGGCCTAATTTTATTAATTATCCATTCCGAGAAGATATGGTTGGTGATGGTATCGAAAATTGTATTGCTTATGCTCATAATTTCGATTCTGAAAAATCATCAAATCCATTCTCGTATTTTACACAGATAATTTACTATGCTTTTTTACGCAGAATAGAACGAGAAAAGAAGCAATCTTATATAAAATATAAATGCATACAGATGAATGATGTGGATGGTAAATTTGTAGACTGGCTTAAAAATAATCAGGGATCATCGACTTTTTCAGAATTTCTCCAAAGTACATTTTTCTTATCTGAACATGATATAGAAAAAATGGAGACAAAAGAAAAAGCTAAAAAGAAGCGTGGAAAGAAACCAAAAAAGAAATCATGAAAATCGCTATTATTTCAGATACCCATTTTGGGGTTCGTAATGATTCTCCAATATTTCTGAATTATTCTTTAGATTATTTTGAGAATATATTTTTCCCATATCTACAAGAAAATAATATTCAGAATGTTATTCATATGGGTGACTTACTAGATCGTAGAAAGTATGTTAATTTTAATACTCTTGGTCAGGTAAGAACTCGTTTTATGAATAAATTCGATGAATATGGTATCACTCTTCATATTACATTGGGTAATCATGATGTCTTTTATAAGAATTCTAATCATGTAAATTCTATAAAAGAATTGTTTTCCTATGGATATAAGAATGTCATACTATATGAACAACCAACAGATATTAAATTTGGTGACATGTGTATAGGAATTGTTCCTTGGATTTCACCTGAAAATTTTGATGAATCAGTAGAATTTATTCAAAATAATTCTTGTTCTATTTTATGTGGGCATTTTGAGATTAATGGATTCGAAGTCATAGCTGGAATTCGGCATGAGGGTGGAGTAGAAAGTTTTATCTTTAATAATTATGATAAAGTATTTTCTGGACATTTCCATCTAAAACAAACACATAAAAATATTCATTACTTAGGCACACAATATCAATTATCTTTTGCTGATGTCGGTAGTAAAAAAGGTTTTCATGTATTCGATACAGAAACAAGAGAAACAACATTTATAGAAAATAAAAAGAATCTTTTCTATACATTAAGATATGACGATACTAATGAAGCATTTGTAAAAGCATTAACAAAAGCAAAATATGATAAGTATAAAGACGCATACATTAAGATAGTAGTAGTTAATAAGAAAAACTCTAAACTATTAGATGTTATGGTTGATTCTTTAAATTCTGTTGGTGTGTATGGTATTCAAATTATTGAAGATACCAGTATATCGTCAAAGATGGATGATGCTGAAGTAGATGTTAGTGAAGATACCATCACAATAATCTCAAAAGAAATTGATGGTATGGAACAAATAGAAGATAAAAATAAATTAAAGCTTATTATTAAAGATCTTTATATGGAGAGTTTGAGCAGTGACTGATAATAAAAAAACAGCAGATGAACTTTTATTTGAAGAAGATAAACCAGTTTTTAGATCTATGGTAACAGAAGGTGTTCTTTTAAATGATAATATTCAAAAAGATAAAGTTTAAGAATTTCGGATCGTTTGGGAATACATGGTCAGAAATTGAGTTAAATAAAAATTCAACCACTCTGGTCTGTGGTACAAATGGAAGTGGTAAATCTTTCGCGTTGCTTGATACAATTACATTTGCATTATTCGGTAAACCATTTAGAAAGATAAATCTAACTCAAGTAAGTAATTCTATAAACAAGAAAAATTGTTTGGTTGAACTTGAGTTTTCTATAGACAAAGATGATTATAAAATTGTTCGTGGTTTATCACCCAAGATTTTTGAAATTCATAGAAATGGAAAATTGATAAATCAAGATTCCAAAAATATTGATTATCAGGGTGTATTAGAAGAACAAATTCTTAAAATGAATTATAAGACATTTACCCAAGTAGTAATTCTTGGTAGTTCTGCATTTGTTCCATTCATGCAATTAACTGCTTCTGATCGTAGAGCCGTTATTGAAAATATTCTTGATATTAATATTTTTACAACTATGAATGTTATTCTTAAAACAAAGGTAACAATCGCAAAAGAAAATATTACAGATATTGTAAATAAAATAGAATTACAAAAACAAAAAGTCGAATATCAACAAAAAATTGTGGATAATTTAACTTTACGTTTGAATAATGATATTAAAAAAATTCAAGAAGAAATAGATCAACATTCAATAGAAGAAAATAATTATCTAGAAGAAATACAAAAATTACAACAAGAAAAAAATCTTGTAGATTTAAATGATAAGATTGATGATATTCTAAAGATATTTAAAAAGAATGAGACAACAATATCACAATATACATTCAAAATTTCAGATCTTGAAAAAGAAGTAAAGTTCTATGAAAAGACAGAAAACTGTCCTAAATGCAAAACACATTTGACAGATGGTTTAAAGAAAGAAAATATAGAGTCACTGACACAAAATATTACTTCTTTAGAGAAAGAAATAAATTCATTAGTAGAGACAAATGATTCTAATGAAAAAATTATTTCTATAGAACAGAAGAATAAACTAAAAATAGTTAAAATAGATTCTGATATTAAAGATTTGAATTCATCTATACGAGAAATAAAATCATTAATTGCCTACAAAACAAAACAATTAGCAGAATCAAATAAGATAGAAATGGATTTAGTTAGAGAAAAGACTGTTTTGAGGATGGAAAAATCTGAACTTATTAAATTAATGAAGGAATCAGAAGTTCTTAAAGAAGATCTAACTTATCTTAAACTAGCTGGGGATATTCTTAAGGATAATGGTGTTAAGATTAAAATAATTAAACACTATTTACCATCTATGAATAAATACATCAATAAGTATTTACGAGCCATGGATTTCTTTGTTCAGTTTAATATAGACGAAGAATTCAACGAAGTAATCAAGAGCCGTCATCGGGATGAATTCAGTTATATGAATTTCAGTGAAGGTGAAAAGATGCGTATTGATCTCGCATTGCTTTTGGCATGGAGAGAAATTGCTAAAATGAAAAATAGCGTTAATTGCAATTTATTGATTCTTGATGAAATTTTTGATTCATCTTTAGATTCAGTTGGTACTGACGAAGTACTAAGATTGCTTAATGCTTTGGGGACTAAAACAAATGTTTTTGTTATTAGCCATAAAGCAGATCAAATCGTAGATAAATTCACAAACACAATAACATTTGAAAAGAAGAATAACTTCAGTAAAATGACCATATCATAAATATTCTTATGAGTAATCCAGAACAACTTAATTATAGAGGAAATTTTAAAGAATATGATTCCCGTGGATATGAAGTAACATATAATGTTGGTGATGTTGTACTTTATGATGGAAAACAATACGTAGCCATTGAAAGAAACAAAAAATCATTACCAATAAAGAAAAATTCTGGATGGAAAGAATTATCTGGTGATATAGAAGATTATCATTATTCGGATAGTATTCCACTAAACGCAAATGTCGGTGATAGATGGGTTGACAGGTTAACTGGTAAGATGTATACTTACATAGAAGATAAAAATGGTTTTCATTGGGTAGAATTTTAATGGAAAAGAATAACAATAAAAATCAACAGCCAAAGCCACGTTCGGATCGTGGCGTTCACAATAAAGAAAAGAATGGCAAAAAGCATCGTCTTAAACAAGATCTTCGAAATTATGTTGGTAATCCAAATACTTTTGATGATCTAGATGATCTTGATGATATGGATGATTTTGAACAGTTTAAATGAAAGAATACTATGAATACAGCGACACAAATTACGTTGAGCAAGACTACACTTGCGATCTTGAAGAACTTTGCCTCACTCAATTCGAATATCCTGGTAAACCCAGGAAATACAATCAAGACAATCACACCTTCGATGAATGGTATGGCTGAAGCGGTTGTAGAAGAAACATTCGACACCCAATTTGGTATTTGGGATCTCAATAAGTTTCTTGGAGTCGTGAGTCTATTTACCAATCCAACATTTGAATTTGGTGAAAAGTCTGTTACTATTTCTGGTAATAATAATTCTGTAGTAAATTATGGTTATTCAGAACCACGACTATTGACTGCACCAACAAAGAGTGTAAATATGCCAGAGATTGCAGTAGAGGTTGATATTACACAGGAAATGTTCTCTGAACTTAGCCGTGCAAGTTCTATCATGCAACTTCCTGATATTTCTTTTACTGGTAATGATGATGGTATGTTTGTTGAGGTATCAGATCGATCAGATCCATCAAGCAATAGCTGTAAGATTCGTCTTGCTGATAATGATAACGGTAAGGATTTTGCATTCCATTTCAAGATGGATAATATTAAACTCCTTCCTGGTAATTACAAGATTTCTTTCGCAAAGCAACTCGCGGGTCGTTTTGAGAATGAAAATATTCAACTAACTTACTGGTTTGCAATGCAACCAGATTCTTACTGCAATTAAATATTATGAATACAAATCCCGAACACTTTCTCTTTGTAGAGAAATATCGTCCTAAAACCATTGATGAGTGTATTCTCCCAGTGTCCTTGAAGCAAACCTTCAAGGACATGGTTGCTAAAGGAGAACCACAGAATCTACTGCTATTTGGTACAGCCGGAACTGGTAAAACAACAGTAGCGAAAGCCCTTTGTAATGAGATGGGTTGTGACTGGATAATCATCAATTGCTCCGAAGAGGGTAATATCGATACTCTTCGTACAAAGATTCGGCAATTTGCAAGCACAGTATCATTTTCAAGTGGTGTCAAGAAGGTGGTTATTCTAGATGAGTTTGATTACTCAAACGCAAATAGCATTCAACCAGCACTTCGTGGTGCTATTGAAGAATTTGCTAATAATTGTCGTTTTATTATTACATGCAATTACAAGTCTAGGATCATTGAACCAATTCATTCAAGATGTACCTGTATTGATTTTACAGTCTCTCAAGAAGAAAAGAAGCAAATCTGCACCCAACTTTATACACGCTGTGAACAGATTTTGAAGACTGAAAAGATTAAGTATGAATCACAAACACTAGCCAAACTGATTAATAAGCATTTTCCAGATTTTCGTAGAATTCTAAATGAACTTCAGCGTTACTCTGTTTCTGGAATTATTGATCATGGAATTTTGATTAATATCACAGATCTTGAGGTGAAAAATCTCATTGAGTCTATGAAAAAGAAGGATTTTTCTTCTGTTCGTAAATGGGTGGCTGCAAATGTGCATTTATCCCATTCTGATATTTTCCGAAAGATTTATGATAATCTATCGGAAGTCCTAACAAAACAATCCATTCCACAGGCTATTATTGTTCTTGGTGAATACCAATACAAAGCAGCATTTGTTGCCGATCAAGAGATTAATATGGTTGCTTGCCTAGTCGAATTAATGATGAGTTGTGAGTTTAACTAATGGATCTTGGAGAATACCTAAATTCTATTAATAAAACCAAGAAGAATATTATTGGTTTAAATGAACAAGCTGAGAGAGGATATATTCCTTTTGTGGTCAATAAATCTCTTTCTTACCACAAGGATGCTATTTTTCATGCTAATTTTATGAATCTAAAGCCAAATTTAGATAAAAAATTACAGTATGAGTATTACCTAGAGGCTTTACCAAAGGCTAATCGATATGCGAAATGGCATAAAGACGATAAAGCCTCTATAGAGCCTATTATGGAGTTTTATGGCTATTCTAGAGCCAGAGCCATGGAAGCAGCCCAGATCTTATCAGATAGCCAAATAGAGGCCATAAAAGAGTCATTAAATAAGGGTGGAAAGTCCTAAAAATATAAATAATTTATATTTTATGGAGTAAAAAATGACTGAAGATGAGGATATTTTTGATGGGCTTGGTGTAGAGATTAATTTAAAGAATAAAGAAGATTTTCTTAAGGTAAAAGAAACATTGACAAGAATTGGAGTTTCTTCTAAAAAAGAGAAGAAATTATTCCAATCTTGTCATATTTTACATAAGCGTGGACGGTATGCCATTATGCATTTCAAAGAGATGTTTTTATTAGATGGTCTTGACAGCGATATTTCAGAAGATGATATCGCTAGACGTAATACTATAGTTCGATTACTAGTTGAATGGAATCTCATAGAAGCTACAGATCCAGAAGAGTATAAAGAGCCACAGATTTCTCTTGCTAGACTCAAGATCATTCCACATAAAGATAAACAAGAATGGCAATTGATCCCTAAGTATCACATAGGAAAATAACCTAAATACAAAAAAGGATTTATATTATGGAATATGTGCAAGCAATTGGAGCACCTTTTTTATTAGAACATTCATCTAATTCCGATCTAAAACCAAAAAAATTCGAATGGACTAATGAAGATAGTCCAATTAAAGTTTTTATAGATTCTGCAATTCCGCATGGGATAAATTACAGGAAAAAGCAAGGTGAAAAGAAAATCGCATGGATCTGCGAATCAAGGGCTATTTTTCATGCTTGGTCAATACCTCGCAATGTGTTTGATCAACTTATACCACAACTTGAAGAAAGTTATGATGCGGTTTATTTCGCGGATAGGGAATATTGTAAAAAGAGTTCGAAATTTCATTTCTCATTTGCTGGTAGTAACTTACCTTGGGTAAAAGAACATAAGATCTTTACAAAATCAAAGATCTGTTCTATGTTCGCGTCTAGTAAAAAGATAACCCCTGGTCATGCTCTGCGTCATCAAATAGCAGAAAATCTTAAAGGTAAAATTGATATCTTTGGTGGTGCAGCAAATTCTAGTAAAATTGGAAATAATGCATCTCCATGGAATAGTAAACATGAATTACTAAATGATTACATGTTTCAAATAGTAATTGAAAACGATAGTTACCAAACGTATTTTACAGAAAAATTAACTGATTGTTTTGCTACTGGAACAATACCAATTTATTGGGGTGCTCCAGATATTGATAATTACTTTAATAAAGATGGAATGATTATAATTAAAGATGAAATAGATTTAAATTTATTGACACCAGAATATTATTATAGTAAAATAGATGCAATAAAAGAAAATTTTGATAAAGTTCAAAAAATGCAAGGATCAGATGATATTCTATACGATCTGATTAAACAATTATGAAAACTCCACTAGTAAGTTTCTTTGCCGATATAGATGGGCGTACATATTATAGCGATCATGCAAAACGGTTCATTAAAAATTGTCGTGATCTTGAAATACCATTTATTGTAAGAGAATTACAATCAAAAGGTGATTATAGAGCAAATTGCTTATCGAAACCAAGATTTATATATGAAATGGCAAAAGAAATAAATATTCCATTTGTATGGATGGATATTGATACAATAATTCATAAAACTTTAAATGTTTTTGATGAATTAGCACCAAATTGCGATATTGCATTTGCTTTTCCAAAAGTTCCAACTAAAGATGATCCATCGATGGCTTTACCAAAAGCCTCACCAATTTTTGTAAATAATACGGCAGCTGGCATTGAATTTATACACGATTGGGTGCATGGAGTAGAACAGATAAAAAAACAAAATGTTCCGGTATTCGACCATGAAATTCTAGTCAGTTTATTTCTAAAAAATATGAAAAAAATTAGAGTTGGTTGTTTACCAAAATCATATTGCATATGGCCAGGTGAAGCATATGATGGTGAAAAGTTTATAACAATGGGATTAGCCGATAGCGATTCAAAACAACAAAAATTAAAAGAACTTGGTTTTGATGATTCTGCTATACAATATCAAAGTGTGGGTAATAAATTTTTGGAGAATCGATGAAACCAATTATTTTAAATGCAGACTACATGATTCCTGAAAATGAAATTCCGGAAGTTGATCATGAAACAGAAATACACTTTACAAGATTTGGTAAAAATCAGTATCCTGGTGATATTCCTAATTTTGTAAATAAAGATTCATATAAGATGTTTTGTCATGTAAATGAACCAACCACATCAAGGTGGGTGGAGCCAATAGATCATATAATTTTACATCATAAAGTATATGATAAAATTATAACATCAAATGAAAAAATATTAAATGAATGTTCTAATGCGAGATTTATGCTTTATGGAACTACATGGCTTAATAAATCAAATCATCATCCAGATTCATTTGGAAAATATACAGAGAATCTTGGTCAACTAAAAAAAGATCTAAGTTTATCTATGATCTGTGGATCATTAACAGGAAAATCTGGTTATAATATAAGACATATTATTTTTCAGAATCAAAATAGAATTAATGTTTCTAAGAGATTCTATAGTTCTACGAGATTTGTTATTCCTGGTACTCCAACACTACCAAATGATGATAAAATAAATCTATTTAATAGTATGTACTCTGTTTCTATTGAGAGTACACAAGAAAAAAATTATATAACTGAAAAACTTATTGATTGTTTAATAACTAAGACAATACCAGTTTATTGGGGCTGTCCAAATGTATCTGATTTTTTTGATACTAGTTACTGGCTAAGAATAGAAGATTTATTAAATTTTAATTTTACTGAAGAATATTATAACAATAATATTGAAAAAATTAATAAAAACTTTGAGGAAGCAAAAAAATATTGTAAAAATATTTTTGAAAGAATATTGGAGATTAAATGATTGTACAAATTACTATTACACGAAATGAATTATTTCTTATTAAAGAAATGATGCCCCAGTGGCAAAAATATGCTGATGCTTTTGTTTTTATGCTAGATCGTTGTGATGATGGTACTTTAGAATATTTAATTGAAAATAAAGAAAAATTTAATATTTTATCTATTTTAGATAGTAATGTCGATGAAAATAATTTAAATACTCAAATCGAATCTGAAATTAGACAACGATTATTTGATGAAGCATACAAATATTCTGGTAAAATTATATGTCTTGATACAGATGAATATCTTGATGGTAATATAACAAAAGAGCAATTAAAATTAATTATGGAAAATAATAAAGATATGCTTTTTCATTCTAGATGGATTCAATATATTGGTAAAAATAAAATAAGAACGGATGGTCCTTGGAAAATTAATTTTAAAGATAGAATAGGATCTTATTCTACAAGATGTTTATTTAAAAATGCTCAAATGCATTCAGAACATTTACCAGTTCCGAGTAAACAAGCAGCATTTGAAATTCCTGATCTATTCATTGCACATCTACAGTGGTTAGATAAACCAACCGTTGCTGTAAAACAGTATTTTTGGAAAATTACAGATTATATTATTAATAAAAAATTTGGAACACAAACTACATCGCCATTAGCATATGATGCTTCTGTTAATGGCTTTAATTGGTTAGAAGAACAATTTAATTTTGATTTAAAAATTGACGAAAAAGTTTATCAAAAACATGATATTGAAAATAGTTATAAATTTAAATTTATAAAAGAAAATATTAAAAAATATAATATACCAAATTTAAATGACTGGGGAATGAATATTCACAAAGATTAAGATATTAGAGGAGTATTTTAAGATGAATAAACGTGTACTTTTATTAACCGGAACTACAGACATGCTTAGAAGGGAGAATGAAACGGATAATACCATGGAAGAGGTATTTGATTTAACTCTACCTTCTAAACAAAGATATGCAAAAAAACATGGCTATGATCTTATGTCTATGAGATCTTTTGGATCAGATAGACATGGTAGATTTAAAAATACTGATCTTGGATTTATTAGAGTTTTACGTGCATTTGAAATGCTTGAGTATTATGATTATGTTATGTGGATTGATGCCGATTCTATCATTACTAATGAAAATTATACAATAGACGATTTTCAATTAGATGATAAAATGTGTTTTTATGCATCATGGGATTGGGCAGGAAAAACTACTTTTAGTACTGGTAATTTTATAGTTCATAGAGGAGAAAATTTTGATAATTTATTTAATACATTTTTAAGTGTTAGTAAATATGTTATCGAAACTAATCAGTGGGGGTGGGAACAAACAACTATGAATTTAATCTATAATCAAACAAATTTTAAAAATAACATCAAGATTCTAGATCATAAATTCTTAGGAGCAATACCGAATAGAGAATTGTTTAGAGGAATTTGGGATGGTCGTTCTGAACCAAAATATCCATGGAATAAAGATTGTTTTCTATCTCATATAACAGGAATACCAAATAAAAATAGAATAGATGTGCTTAAAAATAGTTTTGGTGAATATTTATGAATAATAAAATAGAATTAAAAAATGTAACTATATTATGTGTGGATGGAGTAAATCCAGATATAGGATTAAAAGCTTTAAAATATAGCATGAAGCATATAATTTTTGGTAAAAGTATATTATTATCTCATATAAATCCAGGAAATATTTCCGATAACATTATATTTGAACAAATACCAAAATTAACACATGACACTTATAGTCAATTTATGTTACATGAACTTTATAAGTACGTTGATACAGATTACTGCCTGACTATTCATGATGATGGGTTTGTTATAAATCCACATCTATGGAATGATGAATTTCTACAATACGATTATATCGGAGCACCATGGTATCATACTGTTCCATATTACGGTCAAAAATATAGAGTAGGAAATGGTGGATTTAGTTTTAGAAGTAAAAAACTAGTCAATCTTTGTAGAAATATTAAAACTAATAGCCATGAAGACGCAAGCATTTCCATACGAAATAGAGATTTATTAGAACATTATGGTTGTAAATTTCCTTCAGTAGAAGTAGCTATGAGATTTTCTTTAGAAGAAGAAATACCAGAATGTCCTTTTGATTTAAATACTTGTTTTGGTTTTCACGGAAAAGGAACTTCTACTTTAAGATCAAATGAGCACAATCAACAACTATTAGATAGAATAAAATTATTAGACACCGTAGACTGATATGAAAGGAATTAATTTATGGGGTATATAACAAAAGTAGAACTTGGAGCAGAATGTGGATTTGGTTCACAAATGGCACAATACGCTTCTCTTTATGCTGTGGCCAAAATAAGTAAAAATGAACCAATTTTGATAAAAGAAACATTCGATAGCAGTTCATTTGGTCTATTAATATCAGACCCATTCAAAATAAAACCAAAAATTTTATCGATAAATGATTTTAAAAATGATGTTTTTTATAATATTAAACCGCAATTGCCACCTGGAATACTAATAGGAGAAATAGACAAATCATTATTTTCTCTTTCTACTGAAAAAAATTATGTAATCAGGGGGGATTTAGGCTTTTTTGAGTATTTTCATTCTTTGAGAGAAGAAATAACACAGATTTATACTTTTAATGATGACATACAACAATTTTGCAAACAGTACTTGGAACAAACTAATCCAAACAACGAAATAACTGTTTCGATTGGATTTAGACGAGATGATGGTGGAGGTGCTTCATTAATTTTATCTTTGGATTATTATTATAATGCAATTCTTTCTATTAAAGAATTATTGCTCGGGAAGAATATTAAATTTTTTATCTTTTCTGGTGCTCCACACGATCCATTAAATGGATGGGAGTGGATTAAGAACAATTTAAAATTAGATAATGTGGTTTATGTAGAAAATCTCGATAAATATCAACAAATGTGCTTAATGACTATGTGTGATCATAATATAATTGCAAATAGCAGTTTTCACTGGTGGGGTGCTTATTTAAACAAAAATAAAGACAAAAAGGTAATATGTCCATTCAATTATCTGAAAGATAAAAGATTTGATCATATCAATGGAAGATATTTTCCAAAAGAGTGGATTTCCTTAAACGTTGATTGAGAATGATTTATGAATAATATAATTTCAATATTCGGTGGAAATGGATTTATAGGATCAAAATTTTGTAAATTGTATCCTGATAAAATAATAAAAATAGACAGAAATGACTATAAGCCAAAATCTAATAATATTTTATACTTTATAAGCACTGTTGATAATTATAATATTCATGAAAATTTACACATAGACATCGATACTAATTTAAAAGTATTGATGAATGTTTTGGAAAATATTCCTAAAAATTCAGATACTGTTTTTAATTTTGTTAGTTCCTGGTTTGTTTATGGTCAAAATAATGAAATACCATTTCGTGAAGATTATTCACATTGCAATCCAACTGGTTTTTATTCAATTACAAAACATTGTGCTGAACAAATGTTGATATCTTTTTGCCAAACATTTAATATTAAATATAGAATATTTCGTTTAGCAAATGTATTGGGTGAAGACGATACCAAAATATCAAAAAAGAAAAATGCATTACAATACTTGATTAAGGAAATAACACAGAATAGAGATGTAGAATTATATTACAATGGTAAAGTGTTGAGAGATTATATCTACGTTAATGATGTATGTGATGCGCTTAAATATTGTATCGATTTTGCCCCAGTCAACCAGATAATCAATATTGGAAATGGGGAACCACTTATTTTTGGAGAACTTATAGAAAAGGCAATTGATTATTCTAAATCATCTTCAAAAATAATACATATTGATCCGACACAATTTCACAATATAGTACAAGTTAGACACTCATATCTAGATACAACAAAACTTAAATCTTATGGATTTACTTCAAAATATGATATTGATACAATTATACATAAACTAGTTGATTTCTATAAAGGATAATTTATAATGATTAAAGTTGTATATGTGACAGGGTGTTTAGGATTTATTGGGTCTTACGTGACTCGTCTTTGTTTAAAAAAAGGTTGGTATGTCAAAGGTGTAGATAAGATTACATACGCTGCCAATAAGGAATTACTAAACGAATTTAAACAGTATCCTAACTTTTCTTTTGTCCACTGTGACATAAATGATCTTAAGTTTCTTTATGATTGTGATTATGTCATTAATACCGCAGCAGAAACACATGTAGGAAATTCTATCGCGGATAGTGATGACTTTGTAAAGTCAAATATAGATGGTGTCCATAATTTATTAAAATTAATTAAAAATTATAGACAAGAAAGTGCAAAAACTCCAATACTTGTTCATTTTAGTACAGATGAGGTATATGGAGATATCGTCGAAGGTTCTCACACAGAAACAGATTTACTCAAACCATCAAATCCATATTCTGCCACAAAAGCCGCAGCAGATATGTTAATACTTGCGTGGTCAAGAACATATAATATACCATATGTTATATTAAGACCTACAAATAATTATGGTGTAGGTCAATATGTTGAAAAATTAATACCAAAGGCATGTAAATATCTATCTTTAGGCAGAAAGATCCCATTACATAATAATGGAACTCCTGTAAGAAATTGGTTACACGCAGAAGATACCGCAAATGCTTTATTAACAATAATAGATTCTGGTGTTAAAAATGAAATTTATAATATTTGTGGTGGATTTGAACAAAGCAATATAGAAACTGTAAAGAGTATCTTGAATTGTTATGATTTTTTAATCAAAGATATAGATTTATATGTAGATTTTAGTTGGAATAGAATTGGGCAAGATGTAAGATACGCATTGGATGATTCTAAACTTAAAAGTTTAGGATGGAAACCAACTAAAATATTTAATGAAGAAATAGTAAATATTGTTAATTATTATAAAAAGAAATTTATATGGTGATTTTATGAATAAAATATTTGAAAATTTATTTGTCTTAGAATTGGCAAATAATCATTGGGGATCTTTAAAAAGAGGAAAACAAATCGTAAAACAATTTGCAAAAGTTGTTAAAAATAATAAAATTAAAGCTGCAATAAAGCTTCAATTTAGAGATGTTGAAAATTTTATACATAAAGATTTTAAAAATGATGGAAATGGAATAGAATTAACAAAACTTCCAAAAAGAAGTAGATATATCCAAAAAACATCAAAAACAAAATTAACATATGATGAAATGCATGAGTTGATACAATATATCAAAAAACATGATTGTATTCCAATGGCAACACCATTCGATGAAGCATCTGTTGATTATTGTACTAAAATGAATATACAGATTATTAAAATTGCAAGTTCAGATATTAATGATTGGATACTTTTAAATAAAATTGCAAGTACAAATAAACCTGTTATTATTTCAACTGGTGGGGCAAATGATAAGCAAATAGAAGATGTTGTTAGATTTTTTACTAATAGATCAATACCAATTGCAATAAACCACTGCGTATCAAAATACCCAACAGAGGATGAAGAATTAGAATTAAATCAAATTGATTATTTGAAAAATAAATTTCCAAATAATATTATAGGATTATCTACACACGAATATCATGATTGGACATCCTCAATGTACATATCCTACGCTAAAGGAGTTAGGACATGGGAAAGACACATTGATATACCTTATCCAAATGGCCATGAACAAAAAGAAGTTTCATTATACTGCTCTTTACCAGAACAAATAGATGAATGGTTTAAAGCATATAATAAAGCAGTTGCCATGTGTGGAACTTCTTCAGAATCTAGAAGAATTATTGATGATAAAGAAATAAATTACTTAGAATCTCTTTATCGTGGATTATATTTAAATAAAAATATTAAAAAGGGTGAGAAAATAACTATTAATGATTTATATAGTGCAATTCCATACCAAAAAGAATTAGGGCATATTACTTCTAGAGATTTTATTGAAGATGGAGCGGTTGCTCTTCGTAATCTAACAAAAAATTCACCATTACTTAAAGAAGATATTTAACATGAAGGTTTCTGATTTAGTTTTTGATTTTATAAGCTCTAAAGGAATTGATACTGTATTTACGGTGTCTGGTGGTGGATGTATGCATTTAATAGATTCTTTAGGTAAAAATAAGAATCTAAAATATGTTTGTAATCATCACGAACAAGCGTGTGCTCTTGCGGCAGAAGGATATGCCAGAGTATCAAATGTTCCTGGATGTATTTTAGTTACAACTGGCCCTGGTGGAACAAATGCAATTACTGGTGTTCTTTGTGCATATCAAGATTCTATTCCTATGATTGTAATTTCTGGACAGGTTCCATCTGATCAACTTTCAATTGGGACTGGTTGCAGACAAATAGGACAGCAAGAATATAATATTGTTGATACAGTTAAACCGATGACAAAATATTCAATAACGGTTACTGATAAAGATACAATATTATTTCATCTTCAAAAAGCATATTATTTGGCAACTTCTGGTAGACCCGGACCTATTTGGATAGATATACCTTTAGATATACAGAGCAGTGATGTTGATGTTACAAAAATAAAACAATTTAAAGAACCAATTACGAATTACAGTAAACTGAAAAAATGGTTTTATATTAATAAATTACAAACTTTATTAAATAAAAGCAAAAAACCAGTAATTGTAGTTGGGAATGGAATTAGAGTTTCAGGAACAACAAATGAATTAATTTCTTTTTTAAATAAAACTAAAATTCCTATATTAACAGGTCCACATTCAGCGGTCGATGTTGTAAATTCTGATTATGAATTTTATGGGGGTAGATTTGGTTTATTGGGTCAATATACTTCAAATCATATAATACAAGAAAGTGATTTGATAATATCTTTGGGATCTAGACTCAATCCTAAAATGATTGGTTATGATTCTTCTAAATTTGCACCAAATGCAACAAAATTTATTGTTGATGTTGATCAAAATGAAATTAAAAAATTAAAATTTGATAATAAGATTGGTTGGTGTATTGATCTTAGATTATTTTTTAATGCAATTCAAAATATTAATATACCTGATATTTCCGATTGGCAACAAAAAGTTAAGCAATATAGAAGCAAAGAAAAATTAGTTTTATCTAAACATATAGAATTACAGGATTATGTTAGCACTTATGTTTTTGCTAATAAGTTAGAAAAATATTTAAAATCAGATTCTACTATAGTAACTAGTGATGGTACAGCGCATGTTGTTCCTCTTAAAACTATGACATTAAAAAATAATCAAAGACTCTTCAGTAATGAAGGAACCGCCCCAATGGGTTATGGTCTTCCAGCAGCAATAGGAGCGCATTATGGAACTAAAAAATCAATAATTTGCATAGAGGGGGATGGTAGCATTATGATGAATCTTCACGAATTACAAACAGTAAAACATAATAAAATACCAATCAAATTATTTATTATTAATAATGGTGGTTATTTATCAATTAAATTGACACAAAATTCATTTTTTAAAGGACATTTAGTTGCATCTGAAAATTCATCAGGTGTTTCTATTCCATCATTTAAGGAATTAGCAAATGTTTTCGGATTTAATTATATTTCTATAATTAATAATGATAAAATAGATCAAGCATTATGTGATACGTTCAAGAACGATCAACCAACTATAATAGATGTATTTACCGATCCAAATGAACAACATGAACCAAAGGTAGTAGCAAAGGGTATAAATAAAGATGGGAAAATTATTCCAGGAGAATTAACAAATATGAATGTGAAGGTTATAGATTTATGAAATTTTTCCCAAAGACAAATTTTAACAATATTTTTTATGATAAGTCATTGACATTGACGGAATTGGCAAATAAGTTAGAAACAGATAAAGGGACTGCGGACTCTTCCACTCTTTCTTGGGGTAAGAATTGGCCAGATCATTTTTCAATGGGATATACACTCATATACGAGAAGTATATGAATCAATTCCGTGATAAAGCAGTTAAACTGTTTGAAATTGGAATTTGTGACAAAAGATTTCCTTATGCTTCTCCAAAAATGTGGATGGCTTATTTTAAAAATTTAGATTTATATTGTGTTGATAATTTTTGGGGTTCTTATCTACATGAAAAAAATCAAGATATTAAATTATTAAATGAATGGGGAATTAATTTTATCTATGCAGATCAAGGAAATTTTTGCGATTGGGAAGAAATTAAAAAAGAATGTCCTTCTGATTTTGACTTTATTATAGAAGATGGTAGTCATTGGCCAAATCATATGGCTGTTAGTTTATGGCAATCTCGTAATATGATTAAATCTGGTGGCTATTACTTTATGGAAGATTTACAAAATCCAACTACAGCAAGAGGAAAATTTAAATATGATAATTCTCTGCTTGCTGAGGATTTATTCGCAACTCAAAAAAGTGGCATATTTAATTCTCATTTTTTAAATGATAAACAGAATTCAGAAGTAAATGCCTCTTTTGAACTTGTTGAAATGGTTTTAGATAAAAAACACATTAATTATATTGTTGTCTTTAGGAAAAAATAAATGATAAAAGTAAATAACGAAAATCCAAATGAACACTGGCAGTTTGTTTCGGTCAATAACCGTGTTGTTTTAGATCTGGGTTGTGGTAGATGGGAGCATGTAGAGCATCGTGATCCTAAATGGCCAACAACGCCAGAATTTTTTATACAAAAAGGTGCAAAGCATGTAGTCGCAATTGACTGTGATCCAAATGAAATTAATTGGTTTACTAGTAATTTTTCCAAAGAAACAAATTATGAATTTATATTAAGTTGTATCAATTCTTCTAATGATTTTTTAAATTTAATAACAACATATAATCCAAATTGTATTAAAATTGATATAGAGGGTGCAGAGTCTAATATAATTGATATACCAAATGATGTCTTTTCAAAAGTAGATGAATATTATATAGAAACACATAATCACCATTTGTTTGAGTCATGTATTTCTAAATTAGATTCATGCAATTATCAAATTATAAACATAATAGATTTGATTCATACTAATGGTGCATGTAAAGTAATATTTGCTAAAAAATGAAGATACTGATAACTGGTGGTAATGGTTATATTGCTAAAAGTTTATATTCTGCTTTTTCAAAGCAATATCAAATTACTGTAATCACTCGAAATGATTTTGATTTGAGTGATAATATACAAGTTTGTTCTTGGTTTAATTATAATCAATATGATGTTGTTATCCATACAGCAATAAGTGGTGGGAGTCGATTACAAAACGATGACCAAGTAGTTTATAATAAAAATCTGGAAATGTTAAATAATTTAATTAAAAATAAACATTGTTTTTCTAAGCTAATATCATTTGGTTCTGGTGCTGAAATATATCATGGCAATACACCATATGCTAATAGCAAAAGAAAAATTGCAGAAATAGTGAATACTATAGAGAATTGGTATAATTTAAGAATATTTGGTGCGTTTGATCACAATGAATTACCAACAAGATTTATAAAAGGAAATATTTTAAGATATCTTAAAAAAGAACCAATGATTCTTCATAGTAATAAGATCATGGATTTTTACTATATCGATGATCTTATCAATATAGTAGATCATTATATCCAAAATGATGATCTACCAAAAACAGTCAACTGTTCGTATGATGAAAAATATACACTAACACATCTAGCAAATTTCATAAACACTCTAGACAATCATAAAGTACCTGTTATAATTGAATCTAATGGAGATCTTCAGTTTTATTGTGGTAATGCACACAATCTTCCTATAACGGAAGTTGGTATTAAGCAGGGAATTATAAATACATTTAACTATCTAAAGGATTTAAATAATGATTCAGGTAACTGTGAATGATGAAATTGACCGCAAGATAAAAGAATTAGTACAACTAAAACAATCGCAAAAATCTAAGAATTGGATACCAGGAAAAGATTGGGTTCAATATTCTGGATCTTATTTTGATGATGATGAATATATTGCAGGAATTGAATGCTTCCTTAATGGGTGGTTAGCACTTGGAGAAAATGGTATTCGATTTGAGCGTCAATTTAGATCTAAACTTGGCAAAGATCATGGAGCACTAACAAATAGTGGATCTAGCGCAAATCTTTTAATGATTTCTGCCCTTAAGTCTAAAAAGTTATATAATCTTCCTGTCGGAACAAAAGTAATAACTCCAGCCGCAGGATTTCCAACAACAATCAATCCAATTTTACAAAATGGATTTACTCCAGTATTTGTTGATATTGAACTTGATACTCTTAATCTTAATTTAGATCAAGTAGAAGATGCAGCAAAGCAAGGTGCAAGGGTTTTGGTTTTCGCGCATGTTCTTGGCAATCCTCCGAACATGGATCGCCTCATGGAGATCGTAAACAAATACAATATTATTCTTTTAGAAGATTGTTGTGATGCTCTTGGTAGCAAATACGATGGAAAACTCCTGGGGTCGTTTGGTCAGTTCGCATCTTGTTCATTTTACCCAGCACATCATATCACAATGGGTGAGGGTGGATTTGTTGCATGTCAAACAGAAGAACAAGAAACTGTTGTAAAGAGTCTCCGTGAATGGGGTCGTGGTTGCTATTGCTCTGGCAAGGGTGCTGCGTGTCTTCGTAATGGAATGTGTAAAAAGAGATTCAGTAATTGGTTGCCAGCATTTCCTGATGAAATATTTGATCACAAATATGTTTATGAAGAGATTGGATATAATCTAAAACCTCTTGAAATGCAAGCAGCAATTGGATTAGTTCAATTGCAAAAGATGGATAAGATTATTGAAATTCGTAAAAAGAATTTTAATCGTCTTTATTCAATTTTTTCCAAATATGAAAAAATATTTCATTTACCAAAGGCAACAGAAAAGTCAGATCCTTCTTGGTTTGCTTTTCCTCTTACCATAAGAGATGGGGTTTATATTAAGAGAAATGAATTCACAATGTATCTTGAAGACAATAAGATACAGACAAGAAATTATTTTGGTGGAAATGTTCTACTACAACCAGCATATGATGGGGTATATCAAGGAGATGCAAAGAAAGATTTCCCAGTATCTACTAAAGTAACTACTGATACGTTTTTCTTAGGTACAAGTCCAGTCATTACTGACGAACAATTAGATTATATTGAATCTGTTGTTCATAATTATTTTGATAAAGCAAATAATACAATAGTATAATATGAAAAAAATAGCATTAATAACTGGCATATCAGGCCAAGATGGTTCATATTTAACAGATCTATTATTGAGTAAAGGATACGAAGTTCATGGAATAATTCGGAGATCTTCATCATTTAACACAGCACGTTTAGAGCATCATATTCAAAATTCAGAAGTATATAATAAAACATTATTTTTACATTATGGCGATTTAACAGATTATACTACTATTGAAAAATTAATTCATAAATGTAATCCAGATGAAATTTATAATCTTGGAGCACAAAGTCACGTAAGAGTTTCTTTCGATGCACCTGTTTATACAGGGGAAACTGTGGGTATCGGGACGTTAAATGTTCTTGAAGCAATACGAACAATACAATCACTCACAGGTAAACAAATAAGATATTATCAGGCATCCTCCAGTGAAATGTTTGGTAAGGTGCAAGAAGTTCCACAAAAAGAAACAACACCATTTTATCCAAGATCACCATATGGGTGCGCTAAAGTCTATGGTCATTGGTTAACAGTAAATTATAGAGAATCATATAATATACATGCTTCATGTGGAATTTTATTCAATCATGAAAGTCCCCGTAGAGGTGAAACTTTTGTCACTCGTAAAATTACCAGAGCTGTTGGCAGAATATATCAAGGACTTCAGAAGAAATTATATCTCGGCAATATGAGTGCGCTACGAGATTGGGGTTTTGCTGGGGATTACGTTGAAGCAATGTGGTTAATGCTTCAGCAGGACAATCCAGATGATTATATAATTGCAACAAATAAAATGATTTCAGTCGAAGAATTTTGTGAAAAAGCATTTGTAAAACTTGGTATGAATTACAAAGATTATGTTGAAATAGATGAAAGATACTACAGACCAGCAGAGGTTGATCAATTGTTGGGTGATTATACTAAAGCAAAACAAAAACTAGGATGGGAACCAAAAACTAGTATTTATCAACTCATTGATATGATGGTTGACCATGATTATGAGTTAGCAAGAAGAGATAAAATTATTGAGATTCATGATAAAAAACTGAATCCTACTGGTAGTTCTTTTATATAAATAGTATAAAAGGTATATAATATGCATAAATTATGTCTGTCGATGATCGTTAAGAATGAGTCTCATATTATTCATGAGTGCTTAAATTCTGTTTATAAAGACATTGATTACTGGGTAATCGTTGACACTGGATCAACAGATAATACCAAAGAAATCATTACTAATTTCTTCAAAGAAAAGGGAATTCCAGGGGAACTACATGAAAAACCATGGGTATCATTTGGCCACAACAGAACAGAAGCATTAGATCTATGTAAAGGAAAAGCAGAATATGCTTTTATGATTGATGCAGATGATTATCTTGAAGGATCTTTAAAATTTAATCCACATCCTAGTGTGGATGGTTATATTCTTAGAATGGGACGAGAGGAGTTTTCGTGGTGGAGATCACAAATTTTCAGACTTGAATCAAATTGGAAATATGTTGGTGTTCTTCATGAATATGCTCATTGTGAAAAACCAAATCCAGTGATGACAAAACTGGAAGGTAATTATAGAGTTGTTGCAAGGACAATGGGTGCTAGAAATCTTAATATCACCCCAATTGAAAAATACTCTAAGGACGCAGAACTTCTGGAAAAGGCTCTAGAGACAGAACCAGGAAATATTCGTTACCAATTCTATTTGGCCCAATCATACTTTGACTCTCAGCAATGGGAAAAGGCAGAAGCCGCCTACATGAAGCGTGTTGATATGGGTGGTTGGCAAGAAGAAGTTTATTATTCGCTTTATCGTGCGGCGATCTGTAAGAGTATGTTAAATCGTGAATGGATTGAAATTCAACAAGCTTTCATGGAGGCATATAATTATAGACCCATTCGTGCAGAGCCATTATTCCATATAGCACAAATCTATAGAATGAAGTTCAATAAACCAGCTCTGGCATATCTTTTCGCCAAGATGGCCGCTGAAGTACCATATCCAGCAAATGATATTTTATTCGTACCGGATATTATCTACAAGTTTAATATTCTGGATGAGGTTGCAGCAACAGCATTTTATGCTGGTCAGCCAATTGTTGGTCATGCAGCCTGTATGAAATTACTCAAAGAAAATAGAGTTCCTGCTGCCGAACTCCAGAGAGTAAATGCTAATTTAAAGCAATATGAACAAATATTGGCTCAGATGCAAGCAGATGCACACAAGTTCCAACAAGAGCAACAACAAAAAGAAGAACCCCAGAAAAAGAAAAAATTTAAACAAAGAAAATAATTTTTGATCCCCCCGTGGAGGGGGATTTTTTTATAAATATAATATATTATAGGAGAAATATATGTCTAGGACATTTCCAGCAGAAGTACAAATCACGAATCCAAAAGCCATGTTTACTGTTGGTCACATAGGAGCAACAGCGAATTCTTTCTTACCAATAAATAGTTATGTTACTGGTGCTGGTTCAACAGGATCAGACATTACACTAAATGATGGTGTATTGGTTAAAAATATAGGACCAAATACTATAAAAGTCACTTATGATCCACTGGATCATGGAGCAGCTGAAGGATTTGATCTTACTGAATTAGATCAAATTTTGATCGAAACAAATAGTATTTCTAGCGTACTTGTAAAAAATAATATCGGTTCTCAGGGAATCACATTTAGCATTTATGCAAATTGAGGTAAAATATGGCAATAGGCCCAAGAAGAATAGAAAATATTATACGGAATCTAAATCCAAAAGTATTTTTTACAAATACATTAACATCAGAAGCCGATAATTTTGTTCATATCGGAACTAATGTTGTTATGAATGAATCCATTACACCCCAGTATGGATTTTTGATTAAAAATGTTTCATTTGGTACAGCTCCATTTCTATACGTTAAATATTCAGATTTAAATCATGGAATAAATGATGGTTTTCTATTAAATTCTGGAGAGAGTATATTTTTAGAATGTAAAGATTATTCTAAAATACAGGTTAAAAGAGCAGCAGAAACAGTACTCAATGTAAGAGTAATAGGATATTAAAATGGCAAGAGTATCAACATTAATAGATCGAATAAACTCACCTATAATTGCTTGTACTATACAAGTTAATAATTATTTAGCATATGAAAGTTTACCAAATTTAATAACTGGAATATCTTCTGTTAAATTAAAAAATGGAGTTTTAATAAGAAATTTTGGACATGGTGATGTGTTAATTTACAATGAGACTGCAAAAAATCGTACAAGAGAAATTAGTATAGTACCAGATGAAAGTATTTTTATTCAAATAACAGATATCAATAATATTCAAATAAAAACAAATAGCGCAATAGGATCATTAGTAGGTATTTTAGCAAACTGAGGAAAAAAAATAAATGGCTAACACACCACCACCACCCGGCAATCCAGGTTTACCGAAAGAAAGTTTAGTAGTATCAGGAAGAAATAACAGATATACAGGAACAACCTTTTTTGGGGGGGACTCTGTTTTACCGCCTGTATTGTATAATACAGCAACAACTCCAGTTACTTACAATGGTTTTCAGTGGTCATTTAATACAAATGTGAATTGGGGTAGATTTATTAGTGGAGAACCATTTATTCTTGTTCCTCCTGCTGGTATTATTGTTGCTGGCGTTTCTTATGATGGACACAATTTACCTAGATTGGTTACTGGTTATACTGGAGCTAGTGCTCAAGCCCTTGGTATTGGTGTTACAATGTATGTAAGTGGTTCAATGAAAAACCCAGGACCATTTTGGGAACAACGTGATTTTAATTTTACTAAGAAGGTTTTAGGATCACAAATATTTCCGTGGAATTATGATGAAAGAACAACACAGGGTGTTGTGGGTAGAAAAGGCGATGATCTTGTAAAGGGAAAACTAGTAAGTTTTGATAATTCTTTTGATAATTTTCTATTTTTTCCTATCGGTTTATCTGCTGGTGATAATTTAGTAACAGCAAAAAGTAGTTTCAACGGTAATCATGAATACTACTTCAAACCACAGGGAACGAATAAATTCGTTCGATGGACAAATCCAGAAATGTCCAGAATGTTTATAGAAAAATATGGTATTTTAACAGCCATTGCTGAAAGTAATGTACCAACTTACGCAGATTGTTATAGACCACCCGTATTCTGGAATGGTGCTTCTCTTTCAAATAGACCAATATTTTACCGGCATGATATGGTAAAAAATACAGAGAATTATTTGATACAAAAACCAGAAAAGGATGTACGTGGAGATTTAATTAATTATAATGCAGAAAATATATTAAATGAAACTACCAATTGGAATAATTTTGTTAATAATATGTGGATTTCAACACATATTCCATATTATAGTGGAGTAGCACACCAATTAGCGATTTCTGGTTATGATTTATATAATGATGACCCGAATACTGAGATGGGTGGCTATATGGGTGGTGGAGCAAAAGTAAAGGATCAGATGATCCAATCTGTGTTTGCTCCGTGGGTTACTAAAATTAATCGTAAAAAAGCATTAGATAAAGTAACTCAATTTTGTATAGATTGTTGGGGCATTCCTAATGCTGGTGGTATTGCTAATGGTGATGGTGGTTATCATGCTGCTGTTGCCCACCCATGGATTGTATTCTTGGGATGGTTGTATAATCGACCAGATATGACAAAATATTATCTTGGTAAACAAATTCAAGATAGATTGGCTCCTGGTTATATCGGTGGATTTACACTCACAAATCCCCCAGTTCCACTTGAATATATGTACAAGATGTTCCTTACACAAGATTATAGACAACGATTTAAAGTCTATGGTTCCGGTATAACACAATCAAATGGATTTACCGGATGGGTTGGAACTAATCCAAATATTTCACTATATCATGGTTTAACCATGCCTTCGAAAGCCACTGGATCAACTGGATTTGGTTGGATATATAAATTAACAGGTATTAGTCTTGCTTATTCATATACAGCATCTACTATAGAATTTAAATCACAAAAAATAAATGGAGCATTTGGTACTATAGTTTGCCATAGAGATACTGTATTTAGATTAAATGGTCTTGGACCAGGATCAGATAAACCAGGACCAGCTACATTACCTTTAGTTGTTACTTCTACCGGAACATTAGCTAAAAAAGGATTTGATACTAATAGTGATGTTGGTGGATTCTGGTCATTTGACGATGGCTCAATGCTGGGAATGAATGTAGAAATAGTATCCGGTCCTGGTGCTGGCGCAACAGCATATAGAATAATAAAAGGATATAACCACTTTATTGGAAGAGGTAAAATAGAAGATGAAACCGAAGAAGAAGGTTTATCTGGAAATAATTTAGGAATCATTAAATCATTACAATATCCAACCTTTATTTTGGATCGTGATTTTGATGCAGGAGCACCAACATCAGAGTCTGTAATAAAAATATATCCCAGTAAGAGTAATGAAGTTGTGTGGGGATTTAGTGCTGGTGGTTGGGCAGCAGATTTAAATGAAAAAGGTATAACCCAGTTTGGTCCAGTTCAGCAAACTATATACCAACAACCTTCTTATAATAATATTGCTGATGAAGCTATAGTAAAGCATTATTCAATACATAATCATCTTGGAATTACTGAAGATCAATTCTTGATTGATTATGTAAAAGGTGTTTATTTTGATGAGAATCTGAATACCGCAACAAGAAGACAAAAGTATTATGGTTCTGCATATGTAGGATCTATTTTCTCTGGTGGTAACTTATTGGGTGGTGCGCTAGTTGGTATGATGCTTGGGATTACTGGACAACAATATGCTCCGAAATTTGTTAATGATCTTGGTGGTATGTTCGACAATGATCCAGAAGTTCCGCTTGATGGAATATCTTTAGAATTCGCCCCAGAAGGTATAACATATACTGTTCAGGGTGGTTCTGGTGTAGTTCATACTGGTTATGGGAAAATATTTGATGAACCGCAAACAATCTTAAGAATAACAGCAATCATAGGAAATAAAATATTCACAGAAGTAAATCAGCCAGGTTTATATACTCTTTTACGTGATCTAAAGATACAATACGGACCATTTTTAACGAACAATATTGTTGTTGACGACAGAGAAGATGAAGAAGCGTTTAAAGATAAAGTATCTTATCACGATTTTGGTGAGTCAAGAGCATCAACAGGCATTGAAGATATTACACGATATGATGATTTTATGAGAAAACTTCCCGATCTTCAAGCTATAGCTGAATACAACGAAAATGCTGAAATACCAAAAACAGTAAAATTAAATTTTGTAACAGACAGATATACGATGGGTGGCGCGGTTACTATAGTACCAAGACCAGGTGAAAGTAGAAAAGTAACATCTTCTAATTTAATTGGAAATATAATCAGAGGAACCAATGATCAGATAAATACACTTTCATTTACAGTTGATCTTGATGGTTCTCACATACCGATAGTATCAGACAGTATTCATTATTGTATTGCTTCCCCGCGGATTGGTAGCGGGACATTTGATATGCCAGAAGAATATATTTATGACAATTGGAAGAAAGTGACTAATGTGGCATATAATGGTAATATGATAATATTGAATGACTTAGAATTACCATCTGGAACAGCTTTAGGAAATTATGGTGTTAATACAAATGATAAGTTAATATTTATAAGATATTTAAATGATACTAGTGTATATGAACACCCATTTACAGCAATTCCTGTACCTCAAATAGCCTCAACAGATTCAAATGTATTAAGAGATATAAGACAAAGTAATTATCCAACATTTAATCAAACTGATCTTTTCACAAAGCATAAGATCGACCAGATTAAAATACAAAATTCTAGTGGAAATGCCGGAGTATTTTCTATTAATTACATATCATCTTCAACAAGTGGTATTTCTGCTGACTATAGATCAGCTGCATATAATCACTTTAGAATATTGCATAATAATTATTATGAAAATGAGAATAGTTATGGTTTCCCAATATTCAGTACATTTATAGAGGATATTAATGGATTGGTTGATTACACATATTATGGGGGTAAATATAATTATGTGTTCTTTGCTAATCTAAATGGTGTAGAATATTATAAACCAAAACATACTGGTTTTAGTATTACGGAACGAGACATAAATCCTCCTACTGGGATAGGATATTATGATCTAGTAATACATGGACAAACCATGAATGTTTATATGCCACAAATTCCACAAAATCTATATTATATTACAGAGTAAATATAAATATATAAAATACCTTAAAAGGAAAACAGGGGATTTCTCCCCTGTTTTTCATTTATAAATATTGATAATGCCATTTAATTTTCCATCAGATCCAGCAAACGGTGCTACATTCTCCTTTGGGAGCTTGTCGTGGCAATATAATGGTTATGCTTGGGAAAGATACGATACAACACCAAATGAAGTTTATTCTATAAATGGTATTACAGGTGCTATAGGACTATCCGCTGGTACTGATGTTGAAATTTCAATTACTGGAAAAACATTTACCATAGCATCACCTACTGTATATGGTGTTTCTGGTGCAATTTATGCGTCAAATTTAGCAACAGGATTGCTT